GTTGTTATGAAAATTGAAATTTTATCCAAAGATGGTTGTAAATATTGTGACAAAGCATGTGAATTGTTAAATAATAAACACATTTCTTATACAAAAATAAATGTTGATAAAAAAATATTACAAGATAGAACAGACGGTGCCGCCACAACTTATCCACAAATTATAATTAATGATATTCATATAGGTGACTATTTCGATCTTGAAGAATATTTTGAATCAGAGAACGATCAATTATTAAAACCAAATCCAAACAGATTTACGATTTTTCCAATTAATTACCCAAATCTATGGGAACTCTATAAAAAAGCACAAGCATCGATTTGGACTGCTGAAGAAATTGATTTTAATGAAGATATGAACGATTGGAATTCACTATCGGAACATGAACAACATTTCATAAAATCTATCTTGGCATTTTTTGCTGCATCAGACGGAATTGTTTTTGAAAATATAAATAATAATTTTGCTCAAGAACTTCAAATTCCAGAGGCAAGGTCGTTCTATGCATACCAAGAACATAATGAAATGGTTCATGGTGAAACATACAGTTTACTTATTGAAAAATATGTAAAAGATCCTGTCGAAAAAGATAAAATTTTTAGGGCTATTGAAACAATGCCATGTATCATGAAAAAAGCAATATGGGCGATGAAATGGTTTGATACAAATATCCCAATTTGTCAGAGACTGTTTGCATTTGCATGTGTAGAAGGCGTCTTTTTTTCAGGAAGTTTTTGTGCGATTTTCTGGTTGAAGAAGCGCGGTCTTATGCCCGGATTGTCTTTTAGCAACGAACTGATCAGTCGTGACGAAGGACTTCACGTAGACTTTGCAGTTGAACTTTTAGGAATGTTGGAAAATAAACCATCCGAAAAAGTAATTCATTCTATTATGAAAGACGCGGTTCAAATCGAAAAGGAGTTCATTTTAGATGCTCTGCCATGTAAACTTATCGGCATGGATTCATCTAAGATGAGTCAATATATCGAGTTTGTGTCTGATAGATTACTCAAACAATTAGGATATTCAGCTATTTGGAATTCTACAAATCCATTTGATTTCATGGAAAATATTTCATTAGATGGAAAAACAAATTTCTTTGAAAAAAGAGTTGGGGACTATGGAAAACTATTGTCTGAAAAAAATATTATTTTTGATGAAGATTTTTAGTAGCCAACAAATTTCTTTGAAAAAAGTAAATTTTCAAATCAAGGGAATTGATGAATTTTAAAAAGGACATTTAGTTCCTGTTGGTTTTATACTTCCTGTGCATACTCCTTCATTAGGATTAGCATCTGATTTTTTTTTATTGCCTGGCCAGTCACTTTTATCTCCACTACTTTCATTTTCTGATTTATCGTATATATAATTTATGCATTGTAAATTTATTTTATTAACATATTTATTACAATTGTCACAATCAATTTTAGTAGCTTTTTTTATCGGACTTCCTGTTTTAGAAAATACATATCCATTAAAAATATCCTCACCTTCAATTTCACACTGTGCTCCTGAAACTGTAGGTGTGTCACCTTTGGAACTATCCTCTGATGTTTTATCTAAAGAATCTGTTGAGGAACCAGGTAAGAAGTTCAATATTTCCCTGTAATCTACAGTGTCTTTTGACCATATTATGTAAATTAAAATTGATATTGCTACAATTACACACAAAAATAAGATATCCACAATCATCTTATTTTTTTTTTTAACATAAGTCTTTATTTTAATACAAGAACTTGGCCACCGTCTTCACATCCACATTTCTTCCATGAGGAACCGGACAACACATGTGTCATATCAACAGGGGCTGATGGCGCTGTATTGATTGGTTGAGCTGTCTCGAGTAGAGCTGTAGATGTTTCAACTGATGTAAAACTTGAATTTGAGCCATCTAAGTTGGCGCCTGTAATAGAGCTCATCTTATTTGAAGAACTATTAATTGGTTGTTGTACCAGAGCGGTGTTAGCAGGTTTAGCAGGTTTAGCAGGTTTAGCAGGTTTAGCAGCGTTAGCAGCTTTAGCAGCGTTAGCAGCTTTAGCAGCGTTAGCAGCTTTAGCAGCGTTAGCAGCTTTAGCAGCGTTAGCAGCTTTAGCAGCGTTAGCAGCTTTAGCAGCGTTAGCAGCTTTAGCAGCGTTAGCAGCAGCGTTTCCTTCTAATAGCTCACGATTACCTTTCATAAGAAGATAGGTAATTACCAAATATACAATAGTATGTAAAATTAAACCATTTGTTGTTGGACATCCTGTAGGACTCGCAACCCAATCACCTAATACACCTCGCATGACTTTGTAAGTTTCTGGATTAGCAACAATAAAAAAGATTAGAGCGGCTAAAAGAGAGATGCGAACTTTTGTACTCAGCATTATTGTTTTTTTTTTGTTATACTGTACCACAACAGAAAAAATTTACTTAAAAGAATCCGGCGTTACTATAGTATAACAAAGAAACAACAACAATGGCGCAACAAATCATGAAGTCTACCTCTTTCCAGCCATCTACTATGACCTTCTCCAAGTTTCGTAAGAACAAGCGAGGGGGTGGAACTCTGTATATTAATGGTCCTGAAAACAAGAAGAAGTATATCCAGCTACCCTATATGCGTGCTCCTTTTGGTGTCAGCAGTTTTACTGATGATACTACTGGAAACACATCATATAGCCTCAATCTGTCTTTTGACAGTAACGATCCAGCGCTGTGTGAATTCCAAACTAAGATGGAAGAATTTGATAACCTAATTTGCGATATGGTTGCAAAGAACTCAAAGGAGTGGCTTGGTAAGCAATACAATATTGCTGTTATCAAGGAAGCTCTCTACAAGCCGATGGTTATTCAAGGCAAGACAGTTGGTGACACGACCTATTCACCAACCATGAAGCTCAAGGTTATGTACAATAAGAACAGGGAAGAATTTGAGTCAGAAGCCTACAATGCAGCTCGTGAACGCATTCCAGTTGATTCAATTGAGAAGAATCAGAAAATAATGACCATCATTGACATCAACCAGATTTGGTTCATTGATAACAAGTTTGGAGTGAGCATGCGTTTTCAGCAGGGTATTGTCGAGGAGTCTCAGAAGCTTCCTTCATTTGCTTTCCAGGGACTTGATGATGTTGGTGATGATGATGACGGGGTAGATTTTGAGTAAAAAAAAAACAATAAAACAAAAAAATAAAATAATAATAAATATTATTAATACAATAAATGGGTAGAAATAATATTTATAACAGGAATGTTGGAAATTTAACAAATGAGATGTATGAAAATATACCGAAAAATAAACGAGTTGCATTAGGTGCTGAACTTGTTGCAGCGTTAGGTGCTGATGGGTGCTTCCCCGAAAAAAAACTATATAAAATAACCAATTCAACCGGTAAATCTGGCTTTAAGTTACGTGAAATTATCACAGAAACGCCAGTTAGATATATAAATTATGCCAAAGGTTCAGTCCGTGGTAAAGGTACAGCAGAAGTTGCGTCTGGAAATGAAGGTATTGTTTATATTGGTTGCTTAGATGCTAATTGTGAAAAAGAAATTGCAATCAAAAAGGTTCCCAATCCAGACGTAGGTGGTAACTCACACGATGCCATCGTGGCTGCCGAAAGAGAATTTGATAATTTAAAGAAAATTCATACATCATCTGATCATGTTGTTACTCCGTATTTATTTACAAAGTGCGGCAATTCTGCTTACCAATATGTAGAATATTTTTCAGGTGGCGAATTAAAGAAGTGGATGAATACAAACAGATTACGCCCTGAGCATTCTAGAAATATTGTTTTTCAAATAATATTTGCTCTCAAACAAATACAAGCAAAATATCCATCATTTAGGCATAATGATCTTCATGTGGGAAATATTTTAGTCAATGATAAAGCAAGTGCAAGTGGATATACTATATATGACAATAAAAAAGTTAAAAACATTGGAGTAAAAGTTGCTATTGCTGATTTAGGTTATTCATCTATTAATAATAATTACGATTATGACTATAGACTAAAACATCAATATGGTATGAGCGGCGACAACAATAAAATGTATGATTTACATTATTTTTTAAATGCTCTTTATGCGGAATCTAAAGATCCACAGCTTAACGCATTTATTAAAGATGTAATCGGTGTAGATTATTTAGGACGAGGTTCCCCAATGTCAAAAAAGATTCGAGAGTGGAGATTGGCATATCCATTTACAAAAGATACAGTTTTTCTATCATTTGATGAAATTTTGAATCATTCATATTTCGACGTGTACAACAAACAAAAATCCCCGTCACCGGTAAAATCCCCGTCACCGGTAAAATCCCCGTCACCGGTAAAATTTAAGCGCCCAACTATTAGACCAAGGCCAAAACAACCAACTATTAGATATAACAGAAACACATTATTGAGACTACAACCAGCGGGAATAGGTAATCTTAAGTTACCTCTTGGTTTAAAACCAAATAATCATTTATTATTATTTCCTAATCTACCAGCTCCGAGACCGCCAGCTCCGAGACCACCAGCTCCGAGACCACCGAGACCGCCGCGACCGCCAGCTCCGAGATCGCCAGCTCCGAGATCGCCAGCTCCGAGAAAAAACACGGCGGCCAGATGTAAGCCAAAACGACCCGTGAGTCTATGTGGGAAAACCGTGAAACCTCAACACGGTATAGGTGTAGAAAGAATGACTGCGCGCGAGATGGCGGTCTTTATAATGGAGCATGCACCCGATGATGTTAAAGATAAGCTCCGTCAAATGAATAAAGCTTCGCGTTCACAATTATGTTTTTTACTGCAGCAGTTCTCTGAAGGTAAAAAATTAATGCCGCCACATAAAATAAACCAGAACCGCCGCCCAACAACGCCAAATAATGTAAGACGTAATAGATTAATTAAAATGGCTAGAAACCATATTCAGATGACCGGTAAATTAAACAGAAATACAATTATTAAGGTTCAATCATATCTTTCTAAAGAAGAGTTATGTAAATTTATACAAGACCAACAACAAATACTCAAAAGAAAATTAGCAAGTGAAAAAGCTGCAAAGCTTCTGGTTTTTGCACACGGGAAAAAATCTAATCCTACATCCAGAAAAAATACTAAAACAACATTCGTTTTACCAAGTAAAAATAATCGTTTAACAAAAAATAACAAGGCCGCTGTAGAAAAACTAAAATGGGAAATTCATTCTACTTTATTTGCTAAACTAACAGCGAATGCTACAAAAGCAGCCAATAATGTAGCCGCTGCAGAAAAAGCTCATGGAAATGCAAAAACTAAAAATACTCAAGCTATATTAACTGCTGCAAGAACAACACAAATTCGCGCAAATGCAAATTTACAAAAAGGTCAAAACGATTTAGAACTCCAAATCATGGCTGGAAATTTAGCGAAAGCGCAAATAAAAGAAGAAAAGCGTTTAGCGGAAGAAAGATTAAAGATAATTTTTAAAAGGACTGGTCTCAATTCAAATTCTAATTCACCTAGTCCAGGACCGAGAACACCCGGTCTGGAAATTAATTCAGTTGTAAATCAATTGGTTAATAATGCGTTGTTGGGAACACCTAAAAATTTATCACGTGTTGTTGAAAAAATTAAAGGATTAAAAAACAAAAAACTAAACCCTTTAGCATTTACTGTTGGTACACCACCCGAAAAACTTAATTTGAAACCAAATCCAGTTGCACCTCGCCCGGTAGTTTTTTCTCAACCAAAGAAAAAGACAACAGGAAAGGGAAGTAAATTAAATAAATTTCTAAGAGGAACGACCAAAAAAACAACAAAAAATGTTAACCACATTTTGGTAAAACCAACTTCTAAAACTACTTATTCAAGAAATAATAATGGGAGAATTAGAATAAATCCACCAGGTGGAAGAAGTAGACTATGTGAAACTATGTCTAAACCGGAAATTGAGGTGTATCTGCGTATAAAAGGTATAGTAATTCCTGATAAAATTAATGGTAAAAAACCTACAAAAGCTAAGTTGTGTGAATTACTAATGGCATAAAAAAAAATATTTATTTATATAAAAAAAAAATGCGAATGAATTGGGAACTAAATTTAGACTCGGCAAATCTTAGAGATGCACGAACTTATTTTAACAGATATTGTGAACTACTTAGAAGGAATCGTAATTATCGAAATATACCCCTATACCCAGTAACTTATTTTATAATGCAAAGAGATCCCGTGTTCAAGAATAATTTAAACGGTGATTCAAAAGGCGCTATCCTGGAGTGTTCAGGCGCCCCCCTCGTAGTTTCTGCAGATTTTCAAATTTATTTAATATGTGTGCTGGATTATATACCGCCGGAACGTATTAATAAATCAAATCCCAACCCAATTACCCGAACAGAATTAAAAAAAAACCCAACCAAATTTAAGAGAGGAACTAATCATTTTATTTGCGCTGTAAAAATGTATACTAAGTTATATTGTTTTAATTCGTGGGGAAGCGGTAGTTTCAAGATAGATATAAAAGCATACGAGGCGGTTAAGAATTATGTAAATTCACGCCCCTTGTCATCAGACAAAAAAATAAAAGATATTGTGGTGTATAATGGACCGTCATTGCAGTGCTTCCAAGGTTCGGCGGCTAATACATCTTTTTTATTACCTAATACCAATCAAGAAATTAAAGGTGGCTTCTGTGGAATAATATCATTTGATTTTATAATTCTTATGTCACTTTTGTATGCTCAAAAACAAATACCTAGAACTAAAAATGCTTTCAATAATTACGTTTCTCAATTAGGTGTGCACGGTATTATGTATGGAGGAACAGAAAGGGCCACACCGGCATCAAAAAATAAGTCTGCACCTATTGCTCGATTACTTAACTTCTTGGGCCAATCAAAAATGTTTAGTCCAGACAATCCAAAAGCGCGTATAGCTCGGAAAAACGTTAGACCATTAGCTAGTTTTATATCAGCAGCACCAGCACCAAACACAGCAGCTCGCCGAAACACACCACCAGCACCAAACACAGCAGCTCGCCGAAACACACCACCAGCACCAACCCCTAGGGAATTTATTTTGACTATTCCGACGTCTCGAGGTTCTGAAGCTGCTTTTGTACGAGTGCGGGGCGGGAAAAATGTGGTAATGGCCACATTATATAAAACAAACTACAACAAATTAAAAAACAGTACGATTCGTTCTGTGAACAGACGAGAACAATTTGAGATTATATATAATAACAACAGATTTGGGGGGGATTATGTTGTTCCATTTAAATCTATTTATAGAAATATGAACAATGAACGAATTCCAATTATCAATTTCTAACTTCCACCGCTTCCGCTCAGGCTGGTGGTGTATCAACACAGGCGCTCGAGCGCCTGGGCCAGATATTTACTGCCAATCAAAATAATAAAAAAAAATATATATTATATTTTATATAAAAAAAACATGAAGAATCAGAAATTATTGATAGTTGTATTAATAGGATTAGTATTTCTTTATTTATTAAATTTCCGTATGACAGCTTGTAATTGTGACGGCGGTAGCGGTAGCGGTAGCGGTAGCGGTGAACACTGGACTGTTTACGGGACCAACGGATGTGGATGGACTCGTAAGCAAATAGACCATATGAAATCAAATGGAATACCGCATACATATATTGAGTGTGACAAAAAAGACTGTGGTGAAATCACAAGTTACCCAACTTTAAAAAATTCAAGTGGTAAAGTAATGGTGGGATTTAACAAGATTTGATAAGACCAGTGATACCGATTCCACATAGTTGCTCTCTCAATAGCTTTGGCTTGAAGTAACTTCAAGTTCTAGTGGGCTGGTCTGGCCTTCAGCAACTAAAAAAAAAATATTCAATTAAATTATAAAAAAAATGGAGCAATTAACTTTAGGGAAAGTATACCCAGCAGGAGGGCGAGGGCGTTACAAAAAAGGTGGTAAAATTCCAAAAGCCGGTCTTTACATACTCCATAAAGGTGAAGTGGTTGTCCCTGCTCACCGTGTCAAGACTGTTGACAAGGCTTTGAAAAAAGACGGTAAAAAACCACTCAAAAAAGTATGTAAAAACTGTGTACTCACTAAAAAACAATTAACGGTGAGACGCGTTTCTTCTACGAGAGCGCGTCGGTAAAACCACTAAATAAAGAGGTTAACTTTGTTTTGTTGATTTTTGACAGACACGAGTTCCTTTTGGCATTTTTTTAATATTTAGTTAGTTTTTTTTTCCTGGTATAATATTAAAAATGAAAAATAAAGTAAAAAAATTACCAACGTCTGGATCTGAGGCATTATTTGTATATGATGATTGGATTAATAATAAACGAGTAAATAATTGCTATGCCTATGCTGTAAATGACCTGAGAACTTATAGGGCGCGTAAAAGTGTGCCAGGTAATCGGTCTGGGATGTCGAATCTTCCTCATACCTATACCCATTGCAAAGGTTTAACCAAACGTGTTATCTCTGACAATCCTAAAAATGTCTACAAAACAAAAGCTTGTAAAGCATGCAAACCAGGATTTTATAAAATCATGATGTTTACTGCTAAGAAATCTAAGAATTCATTGCTCAATGATCCATATGGTGATTTTCATTTTTTTAAACAGCATAATGAAATCAGATACAAAGTAAAAGATGGAGATACTGCCTATAGCATTGCTAAATTTTTCGATGTCCCAATCAGTAGAATCAAAAAACATGCCCCTTTTATTGCTGGTAAAAAGATTCAATTTAAAGTAAATACATGGAGTCACAAGATGGGTTGGGCAACCGGACCGTTGCTGACGGATGCGTGCGGTAAAGCAATTAAAGATCCTCGCAAAGCGTGTAAAAACTATTCTTTCAATTACAAAAATTATTGTAGTTCAATGTGTGTTCGAAAGAATGCCGTTAAGGCTGGAAAGAATTCCCATATCACTCATCAAAGATTCTAAATCTTCATCTTCGTCTAAATCAAATGTGATGTGAGACATGTATTCATCTAAAAAATTTTCATTCTGACCTATTCTATCCAAAATGGTAAAAATTGTTTCTGGGGAAACGTTAATTAAATTTGAAGTTTCTCGTCTGTTGTCTTCAATTTTTATAGTCACGGTATATTTTGAAACGTCAAATTTTTTTCTACAGACTGGGCATGTATTTTTTCCAATTTCTTTCCAATCGTTAATACACGAAGTATGGAATAAATGTCCACACCAAAGTTCCCGTGTTCCCCGTGTCCTTTTAATTGAATTTAAACAAATTGCACAAGTGTTTTCGTTGTTTTTATTATGTAAATGACAATTTTTACCATTTTTACAAGGAGTTCCATTTTTTGTCAGGGATTCACAATTAGACATTAATAGATATAAAAAAGTTTTTATTTTATTTTTACAATATTAACGACGTCGTCGTCTTCCTAATTCATACTCGTATGTAGCCATCACGTCTCTATATTTGTCTCGCATTTCATCTTCTATTTTGTTTTTAAATAAAATAATGTCATCTTTTATTTGGGACTGTCTACAAATTGGGCATTGATCTGAAGTAACAAACCAATTTAAGATACACTTTAAGTGATATGCGTGACCACAATTGAGACGTTTTGTTTGTGCAGAATTAGTACTCGGTACTTTTTCAAAACAAATTAAACATGTCTGTTTTAGATGTTTTGAACAGTAGTTATCCATTAAAATATTATTCTTGCATTTCGCGCCATCCGGTTTAATCCAATCACATGACATATTTTTGAATTATATTATAAATGAGTTTATTTATTTCAATTTCTGACCCACATCCATCTACAATGTATTTGTCACATAAAACTTTTTCATTAAACATTTTTCTATATTTTGAATCAAGGGATTCAAGATATTCATAACTAACCGATGTATCACCTTCTTGTTTTCTATTTTTGACACGTGAATAAGCTATGTGTACTGGTGTATCAATATAAATATAAACGTCTGGCATCCATGCATTATTATTAAAAGCTGTTGTATAGACTTTGTCTTCAAGTTCAGTTTTTTCCATAATTTCCCAGAAAACTTCTTTTGAAGAAAGAGGACTTCTCTCGTAAATTGCAAATCCTGGCAAAGTTTTCAAAGTTTGTAAAATTAACATTTGAAATAAAAACCCCCATCGCGCTGGGTCACTATAATATAAATCAAGTGGCCACTTTTCAAGTGGTTCGCGTTGGACCGTAAAACCCCTTTTTTCAAGTAAATTAAGTTGGGTTGATTTACCTGATGCAATATTTCCATCAATTACAATTTTCATTTTATTTCAAAGAAAGAGTTTCAAAGAGTTATTATTATTTCAAAGAGTTACTTTTTTAACTAACTACCTACAGTCTTCTAGAATACAAATTTTTTTAAAGATACTTACGATATCTTGGTGGCGCAGCTCTTTTTAAATTTGATTTTTTTCTGGAAGAATTTATGTTAAGCGCCGGAATAATTTGGTGATTGGTTATATATTTTGGTATTGGGCTTTGTTTGTTTCGCAACAAACCAGCTTTTAGTCTATTTGTATTTGTTTTAATTCTTCTTTTTTGGGAGAGAAGACGTCTGAGCTCTGTTGAATTCAATATTACCCGTAAATTGCTGTTATTTACAGGGTTGTTTTTGTGGTATACTTTTAAAACCCTGTTCCACATCGCGCGTTCTTGTTGCGGAGTTAAACGAACCATACGCACCGTTGGACATTCCGCCGTCTGATTCCATGTGGTGATTAAACTCTGAACATTTTGTTTGGACCACTCGAGTGGATATTGATTTCTGTAGTATTTTCCCATTTCACGAATTAATTTGTTCTGATTCCCTCCAACTAAATACGCAAGTGGACACTCTCCATTATTACGCAAGTCTACTAAATTCTGTGCTGTGTGTTTTTGTAATCTTCTACGAGGCAAAATAAGATGATTCATGTTTTTTATAAAATAAGAAAATAAAATAATACTCTTTTTAGTCAATCTCAATTGGTTAATTTAGTAAGTATCTGGTGGTACCTTCAATAAAGGTTTGTTACAGGATTGACACTGGTTTGCGAAGTTGTTGGGACGTTTCACCTGACCAGTGTGTTGAAGATTTTCAATCTTCTGGACAACTTGTGGACCCTGTTGTTGTAAAAGTTGACGATACGCATAGTTATCTTGGTAAGCAATGCCATGAGTTTTCATGACATAATCATTTAAAAGTTGAGCAGATGTTCCAATAGTAAAACATCTTCCATCAGCCATACCTAATCTCTGTGACATTTTTTGCGTTGTTTTTATATTTTATATTTATATTTTTTTTACTGAACTATAACTGAATTTTATTGTTGGAACGAGTCAATTTCCAAGAATGAATGTTTTTATTTTGTAAGAATTTGACAAAGTCTGGAATTTTGTAACCCAAAAAAATATCAAAAAGTTCAGAATTTTCTATTTTTTCAGTTTTGATTGTATCTTTATTTTCAAAAATCACATGATTGATGATGTTGTATGCAAAAACAATCTCCTTGAGGGTTTGTGCACCTGTAATAATTATTTTACCTGTACTGAAAATACTTACAGTAATTTGTTTCATATCTGCAGCTGGCTTAAACTTGATGATGGCTGCAGAGTACTTTTCTGGATTGTAGGTTACCTTAAACATGTGTTGATTCGAAAAAACTCTAATCACTTCATAAAGATTAACATTGTAATTAAGACTGAAATTAGTATTAATTAACTGAATTTCAAAACGATCACTGGGGATATTATCATCGGGTTCTAACTTTAAGATGAATCCCAAAAGGATTGAAAGTTGCTTTATTATACGTTTACAGTCAAAAATATCACAGCACCCTGCGACTTGAATACTTCCATTAGGAAAAATCTTGATCGATTTTTTGCTATACACATCTTGATATGCTAAAGTAACCTGATTGTAAAATGCAGTATTTTTGATTGTCCACTGTATGCCTGCTTGTTCACTACTACCTTTTTTACGGATGGTGATACCACTACTACCCATCGCCGTAAAACAGGAACGAATTTTGTCAATATCATTTTTTGAACATTTAAAAAGCTCCTTTGAAGTCATCGTTATAGTTGTTAGTTTAATAAAAGAAGGTTTGTGTTCATCTGGATATATAGACCTGAACTCATTCATGGTTAGCATATAGCTGAACATGTTGTTTGCAAGACTGGAATACGGCATATTCAGTTTTATTGTAGAAAGTATGTCTGTCTTAATTTCTTAAGCTAATTTAAACACGAATTTTTTTTCTACTTATTAAATAAGTTTGCCAAGTTCAATACTTCTTCTTCTTCTTCGTTAGAATTTGAACTGAGTAAGTGTAATTGTCGGAGCCAACTCTCATTTGAGTTGTAACCGTTACTACCTGGGGACCGTGAAGGGCTGCGACGGTTACTACTTGGTGACTGTGAAGGGCTGCGACGGTTGTAACCGTTACTACTACTGGAATAGTTTGGAGAACGATAGGGTGAATTCAGAAGATTTGGATTAAGATTTAAATTTAAGTTACTTGGTGACCGTGAAGGGCTGCGACGGTTGTAACCGTTACTACTACTGGAATAGTTTGGAGAACGATAGGGTGAATTCGGAAGATTTGGATTAAGATTTAAATTTAAGTTACTTGGTGACCGTGAAGGGCTGCGACGGTTGTAACCGTTACTACTACTGGAATAGTTTGGAGAACGATAGGGTGAATTCGGAAGATTTGGGCCAGGTTTATTTGAGTTGACCCATTTACCGTTTAGATAATTCCAGGTTTGGCCAACTGGGGCGCGTCCAAGTGGTCGTTTAATCCAACCGTTAGGTAAAACTGGAGGTTTTGGCGCCCCTAATTTCACCATGGTGTTTCTGTTACCGTTGTTATTACTATTACTGTTGTTATTAGAGAAGAAGACCATAGGTTCTTTCCCTGGTCTGTGTTTACGGGGTGAAGGTGAAGGTAGTGATCTAATTGGTGGAGACGGAGATTTTGGTTTTGGTCCAGCTTTATTTGAATTCAATCTATAATTTCTTTGAAAGTTGTTAGGAGCAAGTGCTACAATACCACCAAATCCGCGATTATTATTCATATTCATATTCATATTCATATTCATATTCATATTGTTTAAAATTCTACGTCTCAAATTGTCCATTTGAGATTTTTTGTAGACACTGAAACCTTTGATTTTACGTTTACGGGCAATATCTTTTAATAGTGTTAGAGTCTTTGCTGATACTACTTTATTTCTATTACTTTGATTTTTTGCTGGTGACGTGGCACCCGCATTCCTATTATTCATAGAATTTAATACTTTTTGTCTCAAATTTTCCATTTGAGCTTTTTTATATGTTGTGTAACCTTTCACTTTACGATTTTTCGCAACTTGCTTTAAATCTTTTAGGGTACTCATTCTCCTGACATTATTTTTCGTAACCATTTATTTAATTTTATAATTTAGATAAAGAAAAAAGTTTTTACTTGAGTAAGAAAACATGGCTTCTCATATATATTTCATTCTGGATCGGTCTGGGTCTATGAACGCATTTATTGACGATACAATTGGAGGATTTAATTCGTTTATAGCAAACCAACAAAAGGATAACGCAGACGGTGTAATGTCATTATTTTTGTTTAATGAAGACGTAACACCCATGTATAAAAACAAATCAGTCAAAGAGGTTGAAAAGTTGAATTCACAAACGTATTTTCCCGCGGGAACAACTGCACTATGTGATGCGATTGGAACAACTATTAAATACGCTTGCACACAAGACGGTGGTGAAAAGATTATTGTAATTCTTACGGATGGTGCTGATAATATGAGCAAGAATTACACAAGGAATCATGTCAATGATTTGATTTCTATCAAGAAGAAAGAAGGATGGCAATTTGTATTTTTGGCTGCTAACCAGGATGCGATTAATACAGCTACACAATACGGGATTGGGAATGGTGCAGCAATGACTTTTAATCAAGAACATACAGAAGATACATTCGAATGTCTTTCAGCGGCAATTGGTCGTCAAGTAACTGGTGAAAGTCAAGATGTCGAATTTACTGGTCTTGAAAGATTGAAAAGTTGTCCTCCACAACCACAACAGGTGTCTTCGGATGTTTTTACTAATGTAGTTCATGATTCAGTTGTTGGTCTCAGGCGTTGTTAAAAAAACATTTTATTAGTGAATAGTAATAAAATGCCCAAAGGAACTCGAGTTTATAGATGTGTCAAAAAATTAACACGAAAAAAATTTACTTATCCAGCAGCTATAGCTATTTGTCAAAAATCAACAAAACAAAGCTACAAAACGGGAAAACCTCTTTATGTAGTAATTTTTGATCAAAAGACACCGAGGTCCCGACTGCGTAAAATGGCTTAAAGATTTTTCCAGTATATAGTATATAGTAAAATGTTCCAGGCCATTAACTCTAAAGTCAACAAGGAGGTCGACACCGGTGCCTCCAACCATGCCGGTTGCGACAAGTTCCCGAAGTGCCCGGGCTCGTCCTACAACGCCTTCAAGGGCTCGTGCAACGCCCCGAACTAAGCACTGATTTGATATTTTTTTATATATATATGCCCGAGTGGGGCTGATTTTTTGGTAGGATGCCCGAGTTGGTCTAAGGGGTTGGTCTTAAGCACCAATGTGCTCATGCACGCGCGGGTTCAAACCCCGCTTCTACTATTCAATAGTCCTCATAGCTCAGTTAGGATAGAGTAGCAGACTTCTAATCTGTTGGTCGCGGGTTCAAATCCCGCTGGGGATATTTGCTCCTATAACTCAGATGGTAGAGTGACAGGCTGTTAACCTGTAAGTCAGAGGTTCGAACCCTCTTGGGAGCGTTTTTTTTTTAATAATTATACACTAATTATTAAAAAAAAATTGACTTAAAGATTTGGATAAAAATTGATGTATTTATTTTAGGTGAATATTTTAGGGAGAAAAAAAAAATGAATAATCATCCACCGGTTATTGATTATAATCGTTTAAAAAGAATTTCACCAATAACGGATCCTTTAAATAAAACAGAGTTCAATAAAATTACTCAAGTGTGTATATTATTTATATTTATCGGCTTTTCGGTTCTTATAAAACGTTTCAAGGATAAAAAAGCCCAGAGGGACAAAAAATAATACGTACTACTATTAAATATGCTGTCTTCTAAATTTTTAAAAACATATCATCTTCGTTTATTAGATGTACTTTGTACAGGTCCAATTCAACTTTTGGTTTCTAAATATGTTGATAATGATTTATTAAAATTGTTTATGATTATAACTGGATTAGGTACAATTATTTATAATGGACATAATTATTTGTATATAAATAGAGACATCATAGATAAATCGATACCTTTAGTACACAATATAGAGGGAAAATATCAAATCCATCGTCTCTATAATATATTGATTATGTATCCTATTTTTAATTATATATACAATACGACAAAAATACCGCAACCTTTAAAAAAATTATTCAGAATCAATATGATTTTAGGATTTCTTTATAATTTATATTATTTAATTGTTCTGAACAATTAGTCGAGTAATGCTATTGTTTCTTAGGGAGTACACAGTTTTTACATACTTTTTTGAGTGGTTTTTTACCGTCTTTTTTCAGAGCCTTGTCAACAGTATTGACGCGGTGAGCAGGGACAACCACTTCACCTTTATGGAGTTTGTAAAGACCGGATTTTGGAATTTTGCCGCCTTTTTTGTATCGAGGTGGAGTTGATGGTGGGACTGGTGTTGTGTATACAGAAACAATATGAGACGATGGGACCCGCACGTGTTGATATTCGTGAATACTAGAGTTCCAATAAGATACTGGCACCTCACCTCTCTGGGGGGGTCCATTAATTCTAACATTTTGACCACCTATTAATTGTGCTCGTACTTCAGCCATTTTTAATTTTATAATTTAAGTTAATATTTTATTTTACAGTTTTTACATACTTTTTTGAGTGGTTTGCGTTTCGATTTTTTCAGGGCCTTGTCAACAGTTTTGACGCGGTGAGCAGGGACAACCACTTCACCTTTATGGAGTTTGTAAAGACCGGATTTTGGAATTTTACCACCTTTTTTTAAACTCCATGTTGGAGACGGAGGTGGAGATCCACCAAATGAAAATAGACCACCCCCCCCTCCTGGTGGGGGCATTAATTCAGCAAGATTTTGATAATTATTAGGATGTTGGTTTATTTTAAGGAAGGCTGATTCGTATCTTCCTTTTAGATTATTATATTTTTGTTGTTGGATGAGGGTTACTGGGACTCCACCAGGAGTCATCCATATATCACCAGATTTAAGACCCCTGCGTGCTGCACCACGTTCAAGTGTAACGTGAGGTATTCCACCATGCACTGATATATGATTCGCCGCAATCTGATCGCGGGGAATCCCTTGCATATTTGCACGAGTAGCATAATATCGAGACCCAGATGGTGTCGTTTTAACTAAGTATATTTTGTTATTCATTTTTTATAATTTATATATATATTTTTTTTTAGTTGCTGAAGGCAACGCCGCCCATACCAGCTTTAATTCTAAACACGTTGAAATTTACCGCATACAGGTAAAAATTGGTCGTTGGCACACTAGACGATGTCCCCATAATAATATGAGCATTGTCGAGACGACTGAAATTGCATGTGCCAGTTGGTTGGTGTTTATTCGCTTTCATGGCAAATGAATACATTTTGAGACCGCCTCCGCCAGTCGAAGCGATGCCACTGGCTCCTTTAAGTAATTCGGATGCGAATTCTGAATGGTAATACCCTTGAACCTGTGTAAAAAATTTATCAGGTAAAGGCGTCCCAAAGAGTTCATTACCGTTTAAGTAAATTTGAACATCGTCAGTTATTAAAGTTGCCTCATCTGGTTTACCCCAAAGTAGGCATTTGACGGGATGGTTGAGTAAATTCAAATCAAAACGTGGTGAATCGGTATTACCATCTGAAGTGATTCTTTGAACTTGTTCGATGAGGATTTCGTGTTCCGTGTTTACAAACCAGTCACGCTCGTCGGTGTCCAACATTGTGTAAGTGGCGTAGTATTTGAAATCTGATGTGTTATCAGTACCCGCGTACTGAATTCTAATTTCGACTTCGTTGTATTGGAGCGCTAAGAGTGGCAAACCGTTATTGTCACAAAAGAAAAAGTGAAGTGGTAACCATTTTGCGGCTAAAATATTTGTCAAAATGTAGTCATCATTGTCAGCATTTTGTGTAGCCATAGCTTTAGCGCCCGAATCCACTAAGAATTTCTGCCAGAGCTGTACCATGTAAAATGCGTCCTGACGGTCTACCATTTGTCCACCAATCCACAGTTCGAAAACAGCTGGGTTTTCAGTATTAGCAAAATTTGCATTGACATCTCCTGTACCAACAGTAGCTGTATCACCTAAATCGATCCATACGTTATTTAAAAGGTCACCTTTATTTGGGATTTTAATAGTGTGGTCTGTTCCTGACCCCATTGGGTTTAAACGATTGGTTTTAAGTGCGAAGTTTGTATGACGTTTATAGTTCTGTCTAAAAAATGAGACTTCTGGTGAACCAGTTAAGTAAGCATCCTGAACACCTGTTGCGACAAGATCGATTAGGGCTCCCGACATTTAGTTTATTTATTATTATTAATAAAGAAATTATATATTAAAAATTACGCTCCTTATATTATTAAGAAAAAATATGGTCGTCTTCCAGGTTCTCTCGTGGGAAGCCAAAGATACTGAAGAAGGAGACGAGTATCAAATTAATATTTTCGGTCGTACTAAAGCCGGTGCGTCGGTTTGTGTAACGACTTCCTTTGCTCCATATTTTTTTGTAAAATTGTTTAGAAATGCCAAGCCACCTGATATTTTTAAAAATATAAAAAATGTTTTTTCTGGCATTGTTGGCTACGACTTGGTGAAATGCAAAGATGTTTGGGGATTTCAAAATAATGAATATTTTACGTTTATGAAACTGAATTTCACCACTATCGCGGCAATGAAGAAATGTGATTGGGCGCTCAAAAATCCGATGGTACTTTCCACTGGGGGCGGTGCAGTTCGTCCTAAAGTATTTGAGTCAAACGTAGAGCCTCTTCTGAGGTTCATGCATCGCACAGGGATTCAATCGACCGGTTGGATGGATACCGGTTCTGGGTGTTCTCGATCATACTTGAGTCACTGTGACATTGATTTATTCTGTAACAATTGGAAAAGTCTCAAGCCCGTTGTAGAAAGAGATGATATTGCTCCATTTGTCATAGCTTCATTTGACATTGAGTCATATAGTTCTACAGGTAAATTTCCTGAACCAACAGTTGAGGGAGATGCTTGTTTTCAGATTGCTTTTACTCTGAAAAGATACGGAGAAAGTGAAATTTTTGACAAGACCTGTCTGTGTTACAAGAAAACAGATACTGAACTGGAAGGTTGTGACATCATCAACTACGAAACTGAAAAAGATCTCCTGATGGGTTTTAGTGAATACATCCGTAAACACGATATTGATGCTCTTACCGGGTGGAATATATTTGGTTTTGATTTGAATTATATTTATAAGCGAGCAATTTTGAACAATTGTCCAATTGAATTTTATGAATTAGGTAAACTCAAAAAAAAGGTTTCTAATTTGGTCGAAAAGAAGTTATCGTCGAGTGCTCTTGGTGACAATCTGTTCAAACTCTTGCCTATGCCTGGTCGATTTATTTTTGATTTGTTTCATGAGATAAAACGGCAGCATAATTTGGATTCTTATAGTTTGAATTCAGTTTCACAGACTTTTCTTGGTGATCAAAAGATTGACATGTCTCCCAAAGAAATGTTTGCTCGATTCCGAGAAGAAGATCCAGTCAAACTGCGGGAAGTGGCTGAGTACTGTATTAAGGATACGATTTTGCCTCATGCTTTGATGGACAAGTTGTGTAATTTTTTGAATCTGGTTGAGATGGCAAAAGCAACTTGGGTTCCTATTAATTATCTTTCTGAACGAGGACAACAAATCAAGGTTTTTAGTCAAGTAGCCAGAGAAGCGCGCGAGTTGGGGTACATGATTCCCACAATTCGTTGGGGAAGTGTTTCTGAAGCTTATGAAGGTGCGACAGTTTTGGAGGCGCAGACTGGCGCTTATTATGCACCAATCACTGGTCTTGATTTTGCAAGTCTGTATCCGTCAATTATGATGGCCCACAATCTGTGTTATTCCACTTTGGTAATGGATCCTCGGTATGATAACTTGCCTGGGGTGACTTATGAAAGTTTTACAATCGGTGACCGTACTCATAAATTTGCCCAAGAGGTTCCGAGTTTGTTGCCAGGAATTTTAGATCGTCTCAAACAATACCGCAAAAAAGCCAAGAAAGATATGGCCACTTCGACCGGAATGATGAAGAACGTATACAACGGAAAACAATTGGCCTACAAAGTATCTATGAATTCTATTTATGGATTTACTGGTGCTTCCAAAGGAATGCTTCCGTGTGTTGCCATTGCTGCTACCGTCACGTGCAAAGGCAGAAGTATGATTGAAGAAACTAAAAACTATGTGGAAAAGAATTACCCTGGTTCGGTTGTTCGCTACGGAGACACGGATTCAGTTATGGTTGAATTCAACGTTGAAGGATTGACTGGTCATGATGCAATCGTTAAAAGTTGGGAGATGGGTGAGAAAGCTGCGGCAGAGTGTACAAAATTGTTCAAACAGCCAAATGATTTAGAACTTGAAAAGGTGTATTATCCTTATTTTTTGTACTCTAAAAAGCGCTATGCAGCGAAGATGTGGGTTCAGAATAAAAAAGGTGAGATAGTGTTTGACAGTATCGATATCAAAGGTCTTCAGGTTGTTCGTCGCGACAATACACCCTATGTAAGAGAATGTTGCAAAGAAGTTTTGGACATTATTCTGGAAAGTAATAACCCGGGAAGCGCAAAAGAATGTGCCAGGCGTCGCGCGGTTGAGTTATTAGATGGTCAGGTTCCGATGGAGAAGTTGATATTATCTCAGAAGTTGGCGGATTCGTATAAAAGCAAAAATTTAGCCCATGTGAATGTGCGAGATAAGATCAAACGCCGAGAACCAGGGTCGGAGCCACAGTCCGGTGATCGTGTTCCGTATGTATTGATAATGGCTGATAGTGAAAAGCAATATGAAAAAGCTGAAGATCCAACCTGGGTAAAAAAGAAGAACTTGAGACTCGACTATCAATATTATTTTTCAAATAAATTTGTTACGCCGGTGTGTGATTTGCTTGAGCCACTTGTTGAAAATCCAAAAGAAGCAATTTTTGGAGATCTTCTCCGAAAACAAACGAAACGAATAAAAGGAGCAGCCACTTCAAAAAATATCGTGGAAATGTTTGCAAAATACGAAATTAAACATAAAATTGATAATTAATATAAGTAAAAACTTATGAATAATGGGTTTTGTTGAAGAAGTAACTAAATTATACAACGAGGAAATTAATTCTCAAGTAAATGATAAACTTACAAAATTTGCTGAACACGTTTCTAAGTCGTATGATGTAAATCATCGACAGCTTTTACGTGATTTAAATAATATTGACGGTTTGGAGATTTCGACACAAACTTCACCGGGTGTTCCTGGACAGTGTTTGGGTATCAAGTTGGATGGAAAAAGATGTTCAAGAAAAGGAAAGAATCAAGGTTATTGTACTTTGCATATTAATCAACGGCCAGTTATTAAGAAAACTCCATCTGCTCACAAGATGGAGATTGAATTACAAGAACTACTTCCAAAGCATAATCATAGTTTTCCGCCGCTTTTCAGTGCTGATTGTCCGGCTTGTATAAGAGAGTCAAGAAACAAGAAAAATTCTAAAAAAATAGACTTATAGACTTATTTATATATTAAAATAACCACATGAGTAGATCAGAAATTTTATTACAATCAATCAAAGAGTTTTATTCAACTGAAGAAAATTCTGAACATCTCAGAGATATTTTAGAAAAAAGAAATGGAATCTCTCTCAGAAATTTAGAATGGTTCATCACAAATTATTCAAAAGGAAACAATCTCACCTATACAACAGACAAAGGCAAAATGTTTACAGTTCACTGTGCCTATAAATCAAGTTTGGATGGTTACAGTAAAAAACTGTTCGATCCATTTTGTAGGACTGAAAAATTTGGATACAAGATTCCAAATTCAGAGTCAGAAGTTAACACGACTGTTGCACAACTAAATTTTATTCGTTGGTGTATAAAAAACAATATTATCGAATATATCTTAAATAATAAAAAAAAATTATTTTCTTCAAAGAAGTCTTAATTTTCCATTTTCAATTTCAATCTGCCGGTACCCTTGTGCATAGACATGCATAACATAGTCATCATTTGTACCTCCATTTAAATTACTAATGAATTTTGGTTTAATTCTATTTTTTCCTATTTTCGTAAGACCAAAATTTAAAGATCCAGTTGGTGCTGGATCCTTAGGTTTTAATGAAAATGAATACATGTATATGTTCTGCAAACCACACGTCATGCCTGACTGGAAAGGTATCATTGTTTTGTAAAATATGTCGGTGTGTACATTATTTCTTTTATTATTATCCATTTTACCAAGAAGTGGAACACCATTTAGAATTATAATTGCATCCGACATAACTGGATTACCAGTTTGGGTGTTTATATCCGTAGAGTCAGATGAACTGTAATTGTATCTGTTGAGAAATGCTGTTGAATTACCATCTTGTTCAAATTTTTCTTTTCTAAAAAAATAAAAAAATGCTTTAATTGAAACTTCGGCGGTTAAACTCATATCCGCCTCTTGTGATGAAGTGGGAATAGCTAAAGTTGGATTCTGAATAATAGTTTCTATCATCATAGAGTGTTTTTTACTTTGTAAGTAAACTCTTTCTTCAGCAGAAACTGAAATTTCTTCGGTTACGATAGTGAAATGAGGTAAACTAAGTACATCATTTGTTCCCGTAAAAAAAGTCTGTTTTTTAAATGTGATTCTCAATTGAATATTTTGATGGTAAATTGAACATATTGGAAAATATGGTTCGTAAAAATTATCCAAAAATAAAGAATTATCTGAATCACTCAAAACATGTTTTCTTCCAAAAAATAATTTAAGTGGAATGTATAATTCAATTGGACCCGCGCCTACAATCGAATCTGGAAGTTCTCCTTTATTTTGACCACCGTTGATTAGAGCTTTATTGGTTGTTTGGTCTTCACTTGTAAAAAAAAGTTCATCGTGAATAATGCCCCAATCATTTTCCACAATTTCCAAAACATTTTCATCTACTCTAAATTCTATTTTTTCTATGAGAGCTCTGCCAATTTGATCACAGTATTTGGCAAAATTTGGTCGTGTAAATCTATCTGATAAGAGAGGCAACTTACATTTAATAAACATGTTGCACAAAAGATCACCCATTGTCTGTGGATTTAATGTTACAATAACTGTATTATCAAATGGCCATGTTGGTGAAGTATTTGGATTTGTCACCAGTGTAAAGTTAGAAAATTTTGCAAAATTTGAATGACGCATATTTTTATATTTAAAGAATGAATCTTTGCTTTTGTCGTTGGTTAAATAAGAGTCTTGCATACCGTTGGCACTTAATGACAGAATGGCGCCTGTCCCTGCACGACCGCGCATATCTTTTTTATCCATTGCTAATTACTATTTACTTAGTTAATTTTTTTTAAATCACTTTTCCACATATTTATGGTTGTTGTTTCTTTTATAATTTTTATATTTTCCAAAAGCTGATTCAATTTTTTATTAATTTTTTCAATTTCTTCTTCTGTGTATTGGTATGTCGGAATACGAAGAAGATAATCAAAATTATCAATTTTATTAAATTTTAATTTTTCAAGAACTTGTTCGATTGAACTTTTCTTCTGCTTGAAAATAGTTATTTTATCATTCACCACGTGTTCGATAAATCGACATTTATTTTGGAGTTCCAAATATTCTTTCTTCAACTTTTTCAAAATATTCTTTTTCCTTTTTTGATATGCTTCCAATCTAAATCCCATAAAGTCTACCAAAATCTCTTCAGGGAAATTGTATTTTTTAATTCCTTGTGTCGGATGAAACAAATGCATATTCGAAGCATGAATGTTTTTCCGAAGTTTCAGATCTTTGACCAAGTTCGTTCCTTTGTAATCGTACACTACAAAATTAACATCTTCAATAGTGCTATTGTTCAAAAACCCAGAAATAGTCTTCTTCTCAACGAGTGTGTCCAGATGCTCTTTGTAATCCTGTGTCCATCGACCAGCTGGGAGTTCTGTAATCACCACATTCGAGTCGCCACTTGTTTTCCAAATTCCATCCATTGTCCAAGTTTGATTTTCTTCTTGCTCAATCACACCTTTAAATCCACGAAACCAAGGTTTCATGGTGATCATGTTTTTATTTTCCAGAAGACGTTCAATGTTATTTTTGATGTCGACAGGGTTGAACGGCGGGACATAACAACTAAATCCAGTCCCAATTCCTTCTGTGCCATTTATAAGAACAGGAGGCATCACCGGGATGTAAAATTCTGGTTCAATTGTAGTTTCATCTTCTTCAATATAGGTCAAGATTTCATTGTCTTCTTTGACAAACATGTTTTTTGCGGCTTCGGTTGGATATGTGTGAATATACCTACTTGCTGCCGCATCTTTTCCACCCTGAAGACGAGTTCCGAATTGACCATCCGGGAACAAAAAGTTCATATTATTCGACCCTACAAAATCTTGGGCCAAGTTTGTAATTACTCCGGTCAATGAAGTTTCACCGTGGTGATAACAAGTAAGTTCTTGAGTATAAGAAGCCAACTGTGCCACCCGTGGGTTCTTACTCCACTTTTTAGACATGGTCGCAAAAAGTACTTTTCTTTGAGACGGCTTAAACCCATCCACCGCGTGAGCAATTGAACGCTGGAGATCAGCCAAACTAAAATGGACCATATCCTTCCGAACAAAATCTTTTACTGTAAGGGCCTGGATAGATCCATAGTTTACTTCAAGACCTGATGGATTTGCGGAACTTTCAAGCAGCCATTCTTTTCTTGAATCAGCTTTCTTTTTATCAAAAGCCAACAGCATTGCTTCATCGGTTTCCTCATCCGAAGTAAATTTCACAGTCAATTTTTGGATTTGTTTAAAATATTCTTTTGCTTCTGCGGTTGTTGAAGTTCCAAGTCCTTTGTAATACTTCAATTTCCAACCACTGGTTGAGTTTTGTTCTGACCAAGCCTTAAATGCCGTTTCTGTGTAAAAGGAAATAACTTTTGTTCCCTTTGTTAATTTCAAAATCGGTGTCACCATGCTCACAACAAATCCAAGCTCAATCAAACTTGGCCAAAATACATGGATCATATTGAGAACGAGACCTTTGATGTGGCTACCATCGTGATCCTGATCAGCCATAATCATGAGACGACCGTAGCGAAGTTCACTCGCCGATGTGTACGTTTTGCCTTGTTGAAGTCCCAAAATTTTTTTGATGTCACTGAATTCTTGATTTCCCATCAATTGTTTGACGCTTGCATCTCGCACATTCTTACACTTACCACGGAGAGGATATACACCGTAATGGTCCCTCCCAACTACAGATGTGCCAGCAACTGCGAGGGTCTTTGCTGAATCTCCCTCTGTTAGAATGATTGTGCATTTAGCTGAATCTTTCGTTCCGGCTTTGTTTGCGTCATCCAATTTTGGGATACCGGTGATCTTATTCTTCTTTCCGCCGTCGGACTTTTTCAGTTCCTTCATCTCACGGAACTTGGAAAGAGACAATACTTCATTCTGAATACCGGTCTTCAAAATACCTTTGATGAAAGATTTAGGTGGTTCAAAACGACTCCCAAAATCTTGACATTTGAGTGTGCATTCGGACTTGACTTGACTGCTGAAATTCGGATTCTCAAGCATGCATTTCACAAATACAAAGAAGGTGTTTTTCACTTGCTGTGGCTTCAATTTTATCTTCTTGGCAAGTTCTTCAATTATCCCATCTGAAATCATTTTCGAAATATAATCAACGTGTGTACCACCTTTGGTCGTGCAAATACCGTTCACAAAGGAAACTTGTTGAAATCCATCAGATGGAGCAATCGATACACACCAACGATCACTGCTTGCGCTGCACACTTTTGTATCTTCATCCAAGTACATCTTCACATATTCTTCGTTCAAACACTTTTTAAGTTTTTGACCTTGGAAATATACTGAGCACTTGGGTTGAGTGCAATAATTCGCATCAAAAACCCTCTTTTCAACAATCTTGAAAAAATCTTCATCCATCCGGGACATTCCAAATCTTTTCCAATCCGGAACAAACGAAATGTTGACTTTCGAAACTTTTCCAGAATATTTTGAAATTTTGGGTTTGTTGACTTTGCTCATATTATTTTCAAAATGTTGGACGTACTTGAGACCATTCACGTGATCGTAAATAGTTACAACAAACAAAGACGAATAGATGTTTGTTAGTTTTGCTCCGTAACCATTTCTACCACCGACAATGTTCTTCTTTTGGTCATTGTAATTTGTACTTGTCAACAAATGACCAAAAGTCAATTCAGGATTGTAAACATTTTCCTCTTCGTGGAGAGCTACTTGAATGCCACCCAAGGGACCATTGTTTTCAATTGAGATTAAACCTGTCTCCTTATCAACTGTTACTTTGATGTAGGTAACATCAGTAGGATACAATGTATTTCTGTCAATTGAATTTACCAAAAGTTCATCAAATATCTTTAGCAAAGCCGGGGAATATACCAGGGATTCTTGTGCAAATTCATCACCGTCAACAATCCAGCATAATTCAGATGTTTTTGAAATTGGACCAACATATGAATCAGGACGCAGCAGAATGTGTTTCAGGTGACTTACTTTTTGAACTTTTTCTTCAGTCGTCATATTTTTCACTTGATAATATATAGATTTTTTTTTCTAAGTATATTTATATAAACAAACACAATGGACAAAAAACTTATCATGATACTTCTACTATCAATTTTAGGTGTTACTGGTGGATCAATTGGTATTTATCATGTGAACAAAGATGATAAACCAGCCAACAAGAAAATTAAACTAGGCATTTTAGGTTCACTCGTGACAGTAAGTTTGATTGGTTTAATTTATTCAGGTGTACAGATGGGAGGTGGTAAAAATGCCGTCATTAGTAAAGCTAAATCTGGTTATACTAAAATGAAAATGAAAACACCGACAAATGTGATTGAACCAAGCACCAGTGTAAATGCTCCAGTTGTAGCTTAAAAGAATTAATTATTTATTAAATAATTAGAACAAAAAAAAAATGCAGTTATGTACAATTGTAGTTACGAGAAATAAATCAGTCCATGTACGAACTCTTCATACTTTGATGAGACTTAATATTATATGCATGGGAAATAACATTCAACAGGATATTGCATTTGTAAAGGATGATCCTTTTGAAAAAAGAGATTTGATTTTGAAGAAACTAAAAAGTGGTAGTGATAAAATTTTGTTTATTGATTATTCTATTCAAATGGATGAAGCAAGTGTATCTAAAATATTTGAAAATTCAGAAGGGAAATATAATTGTTTAGTTTTTCCTTGTGTTAGAGAGGGTATTAACTGGGAACAATTCAAGACAAAAATAAAAAATAAAACAGATGAACCAATTGCGCAGTGTGGGTTGGAATTTGATACATCCGTAGGCCTAAAAATCACTGACAATATTTATAAAGTAATTGAAACAAATCCAAAGTGTTGGGTATTGGAGTCTAAACATGTACTTAAACTACTCAAAGCTGGTAAAAAAGGTGGAGAAATACTAACACTACCAGTCAAAAATGACGAAATGTTTCAAAAATTTCGTCAAAAAAATATAAAAATTGGTACATTTGTTGATGCTAATATTCAGTGTGTATTCTCACACGAATGTTTGGGAAATATTATGAATGCTGCGGGTGTTTCCCAAAAAACGAATTAAAGATTTGAGTACTTATTATAATATATTATAAAACCATGATGAAAGAACAACTTGAAAAGGTTGATGGTCCTACAGGTTCACCATTATATAAAATTAAAAATGAAACTCCTATACAAAATGCAACTTTGAGGTTCATACATTCTGCATGGGGGACAATACGTAATGGGAAAATTCCGCCTTTTTTCCCTGGTCCTCAACCAATTTCAATTGAGAGACAACATTTTTCATTTCTAAAACAAAATGAATACTATGCATGTGAAAAAACAGATGGTGTGAGATACATGTGTGTGACATTTAAATATGAAGAAACAAAGCTGTGTGTATTGGTTAATCGACGACTCGATATGTTTTTGCTCCCACTGAATTTACCAAAAAAATCGTATGATGGAACAATTTTGGACGGAGAACTTGTGCAAAATAATAAAAATTCAAAATGGTATTTTCTCGTTTATGACGCAGTTCTCGTTGAAGGTGAAAATGTGAGAGAACTTGGACTTGTTGAACGGCTTACAAAAGCAAACTCTGTTGCCGGTGGAATAAGAAAATTATCAAAAGACCCAGTTATTGTTAAAATGAAAAATTTTCAAAAAATGAATAATCTCAAAAATTTTTGTGAAAATCATCTAGAGAAAATGGATTTTAATACAGATGGCCTTATTTTTACTCCGGTCAAAGACCCTATTCGAGTTGGAACACACGAAACTCTCTTCAAATGGAAACCCCGTGACAAAAATACGATTGATTTCCAGTTGGTTTATAGAGAGAAAAGCTGGGGGTTGTATATTCAAGACAAAGGCAAATTGTTTTTCCAAAGTGAAATAAGTCACCAACGTGCACCTGACTGGTTTTTTGATAGAGGAATTGTTGAATGTTCTTATGACAGAGAAAATTTCAAATGGATCCCGAACGGACTACGGACAGACAAAACCTACCCAAATAATCGCAGGACTTTTTATAGGACAATGGTTAATATTTCAGAAAATATTCAAACTTCAGAGTTCTACAATCTTGTTTAGAGAGTATTAGAGAAAAAAATATAAATTAAATTATATGTTTATACTAAGTATCGACGTTGGAATTAGAAATTTAGCAATGTGTTTGTTTGATGACCAAACAAAACTTGTTAGAAATTGGGATGTTTCGGGTGTTCCGCCACAACACGCGGATGGACTGTTTCCTTCTTTAAATAAACACTTGAATGAAAAACCGTGGACACTGACTGCAGATGTTACTTTAATTGAAAAACAGCCAGATAAAAATAGAAAAATGAAAGCAGTAGAGAATTTTTTACATTCTTATTTTGTCATCAAAAATCCTGAAAAAGAAACAATTATTTATGATGCTCGTCATAAAATTCCTGATGTTGCTGGACCAGGGAAAGCAATGTATAGAAAACGAAAACAAACATCAATTGATCGATGCAGAGAATTCTTAGAAAATTCAGAAACCAATGCTCATTGGCGTGAAACTTTTAACAATTCAAAGAAAAAAGACGATTTAGCTGACACGGTTATGCAGGCGATCAGCTTCACAAAAAGAATTGTTCCTAAAAGTGAATCTAAAAAAGAAAAGAAACTCATTGGTAGAAAACCAAATGAAAACCAGAAAGACACTAAATATTCTGTTTGTAATTTGGTTTGGTTAATGAAAAATGAAAAAAAAGAAAAACTGGAAAAAGATAAAAGATTTATGAAAGATTTGAAAAGATATTATTCTTCATTTGATGAATTATTCTTAGCAATCAAATAATCCATGTTTTATCACCAGAAATTATCTCAACTGTATAAATCTTTGAATATACTTTTGAAAGATAAATAGCTACATTTAAATTTTTTACTGTGTAAGCAACTAAAATTTTCATATCACTTGTTTTAATTTTTACCATGGTGCTGTGAGACATTTTCACTCATTTGACTTGAAGTATTAGAGGATAAATTTTTTAAGTTTGTATTAATTCTATCTTGCATTACTTGTATAGTTGCTACAATTGGAACATCAATTTCATATGTAACAGATAAGCTTCCAAGACCGAGGGAACTTTCGTTAAGTGCGTTTGATATTTTTAATATAGTCTCGTGGTCTGTCAACAGGTTACACACATCAAGAGCATTGTTAACAACATTCTTGATATATGCCAAAGTACTTTGTCTACTATCATTATTTAACCATCGTCGCATGGCAGTTTGTACACCATTTGAAGTGGGTTCAAGTGATAAAAGCCCATTTCTAACACATACTTTTTGACCTTCTTTTATCATTGAAATTATTTTTAGTGACGTGAGAATTTGGTCAATAAATAACTCATTATTTCTTGTCATTTTTTTTAATATAATAATATTTTTAATTTTTAATATTATTATATTAATATATTAAAAATGTTAAAAAAAATATTCAATCCTTTAGGTATAAAATTTCGAAGTGGATTTCGTCGTCTACCCCCACCCCCCAAGAATAAAAAAACATCAGTAAGAAACTTACCAGCTCGTGTCATATATAACAACAATCCACAAATTGGAACTCAATTAATGGGAGCATTTGGTATGCAGATGCCATATCTTTTTATTTCATTTGGTAATCATAATAATAATAAAACCAAATATTCAGTTGTGCGACCCAATCCCAGTAATGGAAAAACAATAAAACGTTTACAATTTGGTAAAGTATATAAATATGGTCAGTATAATCATAATCAAAACAATTATAATATTAATAATACACGCATGGTTAGAACTGGTGTTTTGAGTAATATTAATATTTCCGATAATGCTGCACCAAAAAGTATGTTTATTTATCGATTAGTATTTTTGACATTAGAAAACCCTGGTCCGTCAAGAAATACCGTAAGTTTGGGTAAACAAGGAAAGTATGTTATATTTTTTAAATCAGAAAAAGCTGTTAAAGAATTTTTAAAAAAATCAAAAAATAATGTATGGGGTTTTAACGGACTAAATAGATCAAGTTACACCAAAATTCCTCTTGAAAAAACTATTAATCGTAATCTGTACTCCAATAACTCTATGAAAATTAATTATTTTAATATCTGATTATTCTATAGATCATGATAAATAATATTTTAGTGACAACTGCAACTATTATGGATATTCTAAAATTTTATCCACAATATACAAAAATACAAGATACAGGAGATGTGTCTGCCTATTCAAAAGAGTCTCTGATTATTGGTATATTTACATGTTTATTGTGGATTATCTATCACAGCAGAACTTCAAAAGATCCGAATGTTATTTGCACAATTGGAATTGCTGTGGCTTTCCAATTGTATATTTTGCTTAAAGTCTTCAAGTATGAAAAAAAGAAATTGAAGACAGTGTAATTTTTCTTTTTTTGTAAGAAATCCTTTTTGTTTTACTTGTTGAACAATTGCCACCGTGGCGTGACAAAGGACCACAACATGATCCATCTTAATTAAAAACAATACTATATTTTTTAATTAAATGGATTTATCCGTAGAACCTGGAAAAGAACGAGAAGTTCTTAAATCAGTTCGTGATTTGTTAAAAGATCATATTTTACCGCGTCTTACAAATTTGGAAATCGAAGTCAAGTATTTACGTGGAGTGTGTTGGCCTGTGTGTCAAGGTTTACGTGAAAAAACACAACTTTCGGACATGCAAAATAAACGGGAATTTTTAAAGGAATCAACTAATTCTTTAGATGAAATTTTAATTTTACTCATTGAAAAAGAAAAAATAAATAAAAAACTTGAAATATCAACGGGTCAATTTACAGAAGAAGAATTCAATCGATTATTTCCTGAACGGGTATCTTCTGACAGGAGGTTTGGGTTTGAGTAACCATCTCAAATTAGAATTGATTGTAGTTCTATTGTTTGCGGGTTCAAAGAGTAATACTTTGTTCCCTAATTTTAAATATTTTTTATAACGATTTGGTAATAACCACATGTTTGCGTCTTTTTCTTTAATATACATAAGTTTATTTCTAGGTAGTGAAAAAACATATATTTTTTCACCAGCTAAATTTAGTATACTATTTTGACCAATATTTTTAACCATTTTGTTTTTATATATATTTTACAAATATAATTTTTTTATGGCGCGTGCTTCGTTTCCTACCATGTTTTTGACCAAATCATCGAATGTGAATTCAGGTTTCCAACCGATTGATTCAATCTTTGCGGAATTACCAACCAGAGAGTCAACTTCAGCAGGTCTATAAAATCCCTCTGAAATTTTTATAATGGTTTTATCTCCGATAACACCTTGTTCATCAATACCTTCACCAACCCATTTAATTTTTAAATCATATGTTGTGAGAACACACTCTATAAAGTTGCGCACAGAATGTTGTTTTCCAGATGAAACAATGTAGTCGTCAGGGTTTTCTTGTTGAAGCATCATCCACATTGCTCGTACATAATCTTTGGCGTGTCCCCAATCTCTTTTGGCCTCGATATTCCCAAGTTCTAAATATTCTTGTTGGTCGCTCATTACTCTTGCCAACCCTTTCACAATCTTTTGTGTCACAAAATTGTTTCCGCGACGGGGAGATTCATGATTGAATAGAATTCC